CCAGGCGTTAAACTCTTCCGTTGAAATATATTCCCGACCATCACAGAATTTTTCATATTCAGGATGTGTCCAGTAGCCATATCCGTCACGAACTACCGGCATTTCTTTAATTTCACTCACTGTTAACCTCCTGCAACGCTACACGATACGCCTTCTTTATCCACGCCTTACTGCCATATAATTTCGTCTTCATAATAAACACACCTGCACGACTCGCCGATATCCCCGGACAGGTTAACAGCACAGCATCCACCACACGGTTATGCTTCCGAAACTCCATTACAGTACTGCTGATAACCACCTGCCCCACCGGGCCGTAATCCTGATACAGGATTTTCACGCAGACACCCTCCTGTCGAAATAAACGTAGTTATTCACTATGCGCAGCGGCATGCCTAATTTTCTGGCAATTTCCCTTCTTTGCATGCCTCTCTGATGCAGTTGCCGCGCCAGCTCAATATCACGCTGAGAATATTTTGCCGACGGGTGAAAATCACCACGTAACATCATGCTGATGCCCAGCTCCCGTGCCTTCGTTCTCACTGCCGCTTCAGTTCGTCCGATAAGTGCGCCAACGCTTTTTACCTTCATCGTTCCCGCACACTGCCGGAGTATCATGATTTCCGCCCGGCACCACGTCTTCCACCCACTCACCGCTGCTGTTCTCTGGTGGCGGTAATATCCCGGAGAATATCCCGGCACTTGTTCAGCTCCCGCAGCGCGGCGCAGCTCGCGGTTAGCCACATGCAGCGATGGTAAAATCAGACCATCCGGATGCTTTCTGGTGAACGACGGCTGTGACTGCACTGTGACCGCCACACTTTCCGTTTTTATTTCTTCCTGTGTTTCCGCTTCCCCGACTGGTAACGCAACACCTGCTGGCTGAGGAAAGGCTTTACCATCCGTTTCCGTTATGGATGCGGCTTTCGGCTCTGCCGGTAAATCAGCGCCCGGTATGCAGTACCGAAATTTACCGCCCTGATTCACGCGAATCAGACGCCCTTTGCTGATTGCCATGGCCAGTGATGAATTCGCCCGGCGGGAGGTAATCCCGAACATCAGTGCCAGCTCATCCGCCGTTTGTGGGCCATGATGTTCAATCGCCTCTGTCAGCATTTGCGCTGTCACTTTCGGTACCGGTGACACCGGTTCACTTTCACCAGCCTGAGTCAGCCACCATATCGCCCCCTTGTTATCCGCTTCTCCACGGCGTTTCAGTTTCCACAGTTCGTTGACAGCCTCTTCACGACTAATTCCAAGGCGAGCTGCCACCACATGTGAAGAGGCTTTTTTCAGTGCTTTCAGTGCGTCAGATACGGTTTCCATTAAAATTTCCTCCGGACAAAATTACTTCACAACCCTCATATTGCTGACATTTGGACGCCAGCTATCCCAGTTAAACGTCACCCATCGACCACCGTTCATGGTCATGCGGTCCATAATCCTCTCACCAAGAAGTGTACTCATTGCGGCATGATTCAGGTTTGTTAACATCCCGACACTGCACAGTGATGCTGTCCGGCGATCAATTATCTGGTGTAATACCACCTGCTCGTTTTTCGTCTCCCGCTGAACGCCTATTTCATCCAGGACCAGCAAATCAACACTGCAAAGCTCCTGTAAAAATTTTTCCCCGGATTTGCCGTTGTCGTAGCTGTCATGCAACACGCTCATGACATCAGACACGGTGACGATAATCACGCTGCGCCCCTTCGCCATCAGCCGGTTACCCATCGCCGCTGCAAGGTGATTTTTCCCGGTGCCGGTTTTACCGCTGAACACAAAATTCGTGCACCCGGTCATCAGTTCGTCAGCTATGGATTTGGCCTGGCTCAGCGCGTATTTTTGCCCGTCGTTCTGCACCTGATAATTCGCAAACGAGCATTTGCTGTGCAGAGGCTGGATGCCCGAACGATTCAGGATTTTTTCCACCCGCAACTGGTGATTCTGGCGGTTAATCTCCTCGCTGCGTTTTCGTCCTTCAGCAAGTTGCCATTCCCGCCACTCCTCCACCGTCCGGTACGGTGGAACCGACGCCTGTGGTGCAAGTCTGCGAATACGTTCAAGAACCCCGGCTGCCGCAATGTTTTTCATGCCACATCACCCCCTGAATCCCGGCGGAATTTCGGTATCCGGTTCAGAAATATGATTCACACAACGCTGGTTGTTCGTGCCGCTTACCGGGAGCAACCAGGGGTTTTCAAAATTCCGGTCCGGCCCAAAAAACGTCGTCGCTCGCTGAACAAATTCCGTTCCCGCTTTCCCGGTCGCCGCCAGGTATCTCGCGTAACGCCTCACACCATCCAGCATGGTCTCTGGTGGCACCCCCTCGCGCAATCTGGCCTTCCAGGCACTGAAAGCGGATTTCTTCGGGTTTGCCCCAGCACGCAACGGGTATTCCCGCCAGACCTGTTCGAACACATCCGGATAATCCACTCGTCCCACAGACTGCCCGGTGCTTTCCGGGACTACCCGATCGGCTTCCCGCTGAATGGCGGAATCGGCTTCAGGCTGCTGCAGTTGGTGTGATTGCTCCGACCCTGCGGTCATCACCTGCTGCACAGCGCCCGAATCGGCTTCCGGTGTCGTGCCTGCTGGCTGACCAGGATTGACGGTCTGAACATCCCCTGCCTGGTTCGTGGTGTTTTTTTTGCCATGAACCATAGTGTTTTTGTCCTGTTCCTGTTCTTTCTCCTGTTCCTGTTCTTTCTCCTGCTCCTGTTCCTGTTCTTGGCTTCGAAGCCCCTTAAAAGCCCCTTCGAAGCCCCTTACCGAATTTCGGCTATTATTCCGCCTCACATCCAGATGGAAATCCGTTTTATATCTGTCGTAAAACACTGACAGAAAAGCGTTTTCAGGTAATGATGCATACTCATTCCTGACACCTGCACAACGGTTATCGCCAGGCTTCAACGTTTCCCCAACCTGCCAGGCTGCCATTTCATGGACCCAGACCATCTCTGCATCATGGTCATAGCTACAAAAACCAGCTTCAACAGCCCTTTTAAGCCCCTTTGAAGCCCCTTCCAGACCAAGCCCGGTTTCATGAGCAAGGTATAAAACTGGCAGGTAATACAAACCCAGCATATTTGCGTGAGGGGATGTCATCAGGTAAAAAGCAACAACTTGCGCTTCTGCACCCGCCTTTCTAAGTTCTCTCCCCGTTTCTCCCAGCCAGAATCGCGGAGAAACTTTTGCGTAATCACGCATGGCTACCTCATCTGGTGCCGAACCTTCCTCCGGATATAATCTGTGGTTCCCAATCGACAGAACCAGAGGAGGTTCGACATGTATTTTTTGAAAAGCCTTTATCAGGCTCATGTATTAAATGTTGCAGCAACAAACCGCTGGTGTAACAGCCCCGAAATGCTCCCGGATTACAGAGCCTGGCTGCGCGCCGAAACATACCTTCGTCTCGACATATTGATTAGCGAACTTCAAAAAGAGACTGCATCCATTCATAACCTTCAGGGTATCGACGCTGTTCGCATTCTGGTATCGCGCCATAGTGCTCTCTCAATAATTGAAGTGCGTCATCTCTCTTTTTCTGAACTGATTTTCTTGCTTCAACCAGCTCTGGAATCAGCGAATATCCCGCCGGAAGTGATCCAATACCCACCTCATGTTGACGAGCAGTTACAAGATGTGCCATACAACCAGCGTGCTGGATTGACTCCCTGCTCAGAGGCTGAATGGGATCACTCTCTGCTGAAGAAATACCAAGATTTGTATAATCCTCAATAAGCCCGGCACACGCTTCTGCATCAGCCAGCTTTATTCTGGTTTCCTTGCGCTGTTCTCTGGCTGACAAACGCCAGAGCAGCGCATTAGCTTTATGTATCAACCACTCTGCCAGCTCCACATCAGATAAACCGCCACGCCAGATGTGCGGACTGTTTTCGTAAACGCTCAGTGTCAATTTTTTGTCATTACTCATATTTATTACCCAATTAATGCACAGCCAGAGTGTTTCCTGCCGGGCCACCACGATTCATCTGATCGAACAGAACGATCGCTGATGCAACGAAATCATCAATATCTTTCACCAGCCGTTCCTTCGTCTCTACCAACTCCCGAAAATAAGCGGAACTGTGGCTGCGCATTCGGGCCACCAGCGGAGGCGGCATCGCTTTTTCGATCGCTGGTAACAACGCCTGAATTTTTTTAACCGCATCAGGAGTGTCTTTCTCCACCCAGCGGAAAATTTTCTGAGTATTGCGAGCCATGGCTTCCGGATGGCTGTCGTCATACAGTTCCGGGAACGTCATTCCCAGCTCGAAATACGCTTTGGTAATTTTCGCAGCCGGTACTTTTTCGCCGTCCGGATGCGCCCAGGCATTCATCGCCATGCGGATGTGTTCATGCTTGATTTTCATGAATCAACTCCGGCGCATTTGATGTGTTAACCTTACATCCAACAGGTAAACCGTCGGTTGGGTTAGGATAAATATCTGGGCGGATTTCATGCGGGGTAACTTCCCACTTCATTAGTTGGCATAACGGAATTACCTGCTTTGGGGGAACGCCAAAGCTAAACCATTGCCAAACAGTCTGTTGAGCGACCCCCATATAACGACCTATTTCAGCCTGAGTGTATTTCTGCCTAATTTTTTCGCGAGTGCTATCTAGCATTTTGCCCTCCTCTAAAAACTATAAGCAAAACCTACAATAAAAAACTGTATGCAATAAACAGTTTTTTATTGTGATGCTTTTAACAGTATTTACCTGTAAAATTGAATAATGATGAGCGCCCTAGAAGTATCTATGTACAGAATCAGCAAGCTTCTTCAGGAAACTGGATGGAGCCAGGCTGAGCTTGCCCGTAGAATTGGTGTGACACAACAAACTGTTCAACAATGGGTCAGCGGTAAGGCTACACCTAAAGCCTCAAGTTTGGATAAACTGGTTGAGGTTTCAGGGCATCCATTGCATTGGTTTTTATTGCCTCCTGAAGAGTGTGAGCAAATTTTCACCCCTGACACGATGAAAATTGGTCCTCGCCAACGCGAACTGCTCCAAGCTTTTAGTGCGTTTCCTGAGGAAGACCAAGAAAAAATGCTTCAAGAAATCAAAGACAAGAAAAAATCAATGGAAGAAACCATTGCTAGGTGGCTGGCGGCACAAAAAAGCCGCCGGGCGTGACCACAGTACAAGAAGAGGAGTTATGCCATGGGTACAGCCCTTTCTCCGATAGTTTCAGAATTCGAAACTACCGAACAAGAAAACAGTTACAACGAATGGTTGCGCACTAAAGTAACGTCAAGCCTTGCAGACACTCGCCCCGCAATTCCACATGACGAGGTAATGGCTGAAATGGAAAATCTTATTGCTCAAATTGCTGTAACTAACAAGAGCGAGTAATGTTACCCATTTTATGGCTACCGTCTGCTCGCGATGATTTGCGCCAGATCATAACTTACATCGCCAAGGAGAACCCACCGGCAGCACGTAGACTAAAAATACGCATTGAAACATCGGTATTACCTCTATCTGAGCATCCGTACTTATATCCACCAAGCGAACGGGTTTCTGGATTGAGAGAGATCGTGACCCACCCTAACTACATAATCCTGTACAGAGTAGCTGCTTCAAGCATTGAGATTGTAAGCGTGACACATTCTCGGCGACAATTTCCCTTCTCTATCTGAGTTGAACAATTTTCATACTCCCTCTTTCGAGGGATTTTTTTGCCCAAAACAACAATTAAAAACTGTTGACACAAAAACAGTTTTTTATTGTAGATTACATACACCAACCACCCACCCCGCCCCACAGAACGCCGGGCAATACTTCGAGTTACCAAGCAGTGGTCAGGGGGTAAGTAGCCAGCCCGAGGCGTATGAACATGACGGCAGGGTTCAACTTTAATAACTATGCAGCAGGTTTTTGTTCCGCTACCCGGCGTTAAGGGGAAATGAGGTCAACATGGATACTATCGATCTTGGCAACAACGAATCTCTGGTGTACGGCGTGTTTCCCAACCAGGACGGTACATTCACCGCGATGACGTATACCAAAAGCAAAACGTTTAAAACCGAAAATGGTGCCCGTCGCTGGCTGGAAAGAAACTCAGGTGAGTGATATGGATTTCGACACAATCATGGAAAAGGCTTATGAAGAATACTTCGAAGGTCTTGCC